GGTCGAGATTTGGTGGGTTCTGCACTTAAATCTCATATCTCCGGCGCGAATCTCATCGAGCTACCTTTGGGATCAGATCACAAAGAACTCAAGGACGCTTTTATCGAATCCAATCCGAAGCATCTGGAGGGTCAGGCAGGCGGCTTGGCTGCACTCCCGGCAGGCGCCGGGGATCCTAAGGCGTCACCTAAGAAAGATTCTGAGCCACCGGCACCTAAGGCGTCTAAATCAAAGGATCTGACCGATGAGCAGAAGCAGGCTTTGAAAGATGCTGGTCTAGACTTCTGAATGGAAGGGCAAACCCTGCTAGACGGACCGCTCAAAAGGGCGGTCTTTTTTTTTCAGTCTTCCCAAAGCTCATTGAGCGGTGGTAACATCATGCCTTGTCGGGCGCAATGTTTAACTAAGTTATTAAACATTTTTGATCGAATCAAATAATTCGTATGGATTATTTCTAGTATTTCTATAAGTTCTTTTTTATCGAGTTTCTCAGCCTCCGCCTTAAACCTTTGATTTAAAAATTGCTGCTCTAGGGATAAGAAACCCTGAAGCTTTTCAAAAATTTTGTTCGAATCCATGTTCTACCAAGTCCCCCAAAATATTTTTTCCCCAGTTGCAGAGAAAAATCTGATCAATGGATCGGTACTGGTTATCAATGATTACGAGAACCAGTTGGCTAATCAAATCAGAAAAACTGGCGTTGAGGAAATTTACTCCAGCACTCTAGACCAGATTATCGATTCTGACTTTTGGCAAAACCACGTTGCGATCGATTGGGTCGTCGGAATCACTCAGGGGCTGCGAGATATAACAGAGTGGGTTACCCACTGTGGAATGGCTAAAGCGTCTAAAGGATTATGTATTCTGGATAGAATTACTTTCCTCGAACCTGCCCGACAAAGAGCTGAAATTTTGAATTCACAAACTTTAAAAAATATAGTGATCCTATCCCCTCGACCATCATTCCGTACGGATAGCAAGAAACTAAAGGACTCGGTGACGTCAGCGTGGTTTGTGTTCTCGAAAGATCACTCAGCTGCGGCGGATACAAAAATCGATTTCGCTATAAACTGGGATCGCCCAAAGATCTCCTAAGCCGTGGCCTCAAAATTGCAAAAGCTTCTGGAGAAGATGATCGAACTCCAGCTACAGCAGAACGCCAAGCTCGATCGGCTCGCTGCAATTTCGATAAGCCAACAGCTCCTCACCGAATGCATTGATCACCACGGTAACGCTCGCGATGCGGAGACCTGTGCCGAGATCGTAGCTGAATCTTTCTCCGCTGGGTTGTGTCTGTTAGGTGAGCTTGAGCAACGAAATAAAGCTTATCTCTACCAGATGCAGGAGTTCTTTATCGGTGAACCTGACGAAGAAGAAGAGGATGATGACGACGAAGAAACTCCTCCTGGTCTAGTAAATTCGTTCTAAACTAGAAAATATGTGTATTTAAAGTGTCAGATACGCGCGTAACAATCAATGGACTGAGGCACTACATTTGCGATGGAGTACCCAAGCCTCTTCCTTCAGTAACTTCGATACTCACAGCAACACAATCAGAAGAGCAACAGCGAAAACTAGCTCGCTGGAATGATCTAAATCCAGGCGCATCAGCAACTGCAGCCGAACGAGGAACCTGGATCCACAACTCAGTCGAAAACCACATTCGAGGTCTCAGAGTTGTGCCTCCGAATCAATACCTCCCATTTTGGGAGGGAGTGCCAGAGTGCCTGGATGAGCTGCTCGACGGCGGTCGAGTGCTCTGGTCGGAACGTCCATTCAATCAGCCACGGTGGTCAAAGTACGTCGGCGATGATGGCGTAGGAAGGATCTACTACTACGACTCGAATACTGGTCACGGCTACGCAGGATGCTGTGACCTGATCTACATGGATAAAAATGCTGAGATTGTTCTAGCTGACTTTAAAACTTCTAACGGACCCTACGCGGCGAGGTTTCCGAAAAAAGATGCGCCCATCGATGATAAAACTCGCAAAGCTTTGATCTCAGGCGCGTTTAAAACAAAGAAAACTAGGCTTCAACTTGCGGCTTATAAATTAGCGGCAGAGGCTTGTTTAGGAATCAAGATCGGAAAAACACAGATCTTAGTAACCACGGCGGTCGAGAACTTTAGTACTCAAGTTTTTACTTTTGGAGAAAACGAAATTCTTAAAGATGAAGCAGCGTGGCTGGCTCTTGTGCGAAAATACTATGACGAGCAGAACGCTCCTGTTAAGAGCAAGTAAAGAAATATTCTCTTAACATTTTTGACCTTGGCGGTCTTGGGTTATCAACCCATAATAGAAGTCACTCTGCGAGTCCCATGAAGTTTGTCTGCTCCATCAACTCAGTAGTCGCAGAGCACGTCGATAGCAAGACAGGTAAGATTGGAGCCAAGGGTAACTTCACTGCGTTTAACCAGAATTGGGAAGCGCTTGAACTTGGCGTGGAGGAGCTTGCTGAGTTTGCTGCGTTGAAGTGTGGCTTGTGCGCCTGGCACTTGGTTGACGGTAAAAGAGTTAGCAATAATACAGGACTGATTAAGGCTGGGCTTATTATTATCGACATCGATAATCAAGCCGATGGCAAAGATGAGCACGGAAACAAAATTCAAAAGCAAGAGCTTACATTTGCTGAAGCACTTGAACTCGATATATGCAAAAAATATCTCAGCTTTGCTTATGCTTCACCTAGTTCAACCCCAAGCTGGCCACGGTTTCGATTAGTCTTTGGTCTCGAAAAAGAAATCATTGACGGAGATTTTTACCAATGGTTAACCCGTCAGATTTGTAAATCCATACCAGGCTCGGACATTCGAGCGACGCAGTGTCCCAACCTGTTTTACGGAACGACAAGCCCAGAAGGGATTCTGCTGAAGACCGACAAATTTATACCCGCCAACAAAGTCGACGAGGCATACAAGGCGTATCTCGCAGAACCGAAAACAAAAAAGGGGGAAGTCGGTGATCCCGAAGAAATTTTAAAGTCCCTGACTGTCGAGCCAAACGGACTGGACCTCGTGCGCCTTTGCGCCAGGACAGTCAAATCCGTGCTTGACGGCGATCCAGTTGATGACCGTAGCGCGACGATGGCTACGGTTCTGAAGGAACTGCTGGGCTGGACGAACTGGCTTAACAAGCATAGTTTAACATCAAGTGTCTCAGCCTTGACAGTTGCACATGATGCGTTCTATGCTATCTACAGTTACCCACATGACCTTGATGGCAAATTTGATCGCATCCTGAATTCGATTCGGGATCCGGAGGAGGTGCTGCCAGCTATCGCCCTTGCATCCGAAAACGGAGAAGCGACATGTTGGAAAAAAGTTTCGACCCAAAACTACGAGCTATTCGACAAGAAAGCTCCAGAAGAAGACAAGAAAGCTTTGCAGAAAAACAAAGCAAATCAAAAAAACAGCATCCTATCATTCGACTCTTTTGAGTTAGAAACAACATCAAAACCAAAATCAAAACCAAAATCAAACCAAGAACCTGAAGTGCGAACACCCGAAACACCCACGCAACTGATCAACTTGCAAGAAAATGGCGGCGGTCAAAACCGTCAGTTCTCAGAAAATGACGTTGCTGACATTATCGTCAACAACCAAGGCAAAGACTTCGTCTACGACAGCAACACCGATCAGTTCTTTACCTATGACAACGATCAAGGAATTTGGTACGTACAGGACGAGCAGCACATTAAACGGCGCATCGTTAAAGCACTGGACTCATTAGTCCAAGCTGGCGTAATGCCTAAGTACAACTCTGCCAACGTCAATAGCGTCTACCTGATCCTCAAAGCCAAGCTGCTGAAGTCTTTGGACGGGGGTCGCCGCAGTATCTGGTCGACTGGTCGGAAATATATTCCATTCGCGAATGGCGTATTGGACTCCGAAACCTTCGAGTTCAAGTCAGGAAATCATAAAGATTTGTATTTGCGCAGTCGTCTGTCGTACGACTATGACACGGATGCGAAATGCCCTGAGTTTTTGAAGTGGCTCGACAAGTCGCTGCACAAGAACCAAAGCATTCTGATCCAAGCGTTCTGCCGTGCGTTGCTGACTGGATACACCGCTGGCGAGCGATTCCTACACCTTGTGGGTCCCGGCGGCACGGGCAAGTCCACGATGCAGCAGCTCATGATTGCGTTGGCTGGCTTCAACGCAGCGCACACGTCGAGCTTGGAGATCATCGAGACCAACAAGTTTGAAACTTATAACTTGATGGGCAAGCGACTGCTGCTGCTCACCGACGAATCGAACTACAACAAGCGGATGGACGTGCTCAAGAAGCTGACATCTGCATCCGATACTCTTCGCGCTGAGCGTAAGTACGGCAAGGAAATCATCAGTTTCAAACCTGAGCTGCTGGTCTGCATCGCCAGCAACGAGCACATCACGTCGAACGACACCACGAGCGGTCTGGAGAGGCGCCGACTCACCATCATCATGGACAAGGTTGTGCCGCCTAGTGAGCGTAAACAGCTACTGGATGTTTATGAGGACCGCATTGAAGGTGCTCTGGTGCCCGAGATGAGCGGCATTGTGACCTGGGCGCTCAGCATGCCCTACGACAAAATGCGCGACATACTGGCCAATCCAGTGAAGCACGTCCCTTCGATCTCTGCGACCAATATCGAAGCTCTTGTTTTCAACAATCAGTTCGTCAGCTGGATGAGCGAATGCTGCCTCTATGCTCCGAATACTGCCACGAAGATCGGTCGCGGCGCATCGAAGCCGTCAGCAGATGAGGCTGAGCGTGGTCTGTACGTTAAAGATGCGTACAAAGAACTATACGCAAGCTACGTCAACTTCTGCAAAGCATGTGGATACAAAGCTGCAGCCAAGCCCAGATTTACTGAGCGCACTAAGGAAGCGCTGATTAACATCCTCAAACTGCCAGGCTGCAAGCTGACAATTAAAGAAGGAATTCCAGCGGTTCAGGGTTTGCGACTCAAGGCTTATGATCTAACATCAGATCGTGCTTCACTCGGTCAAGATCGACTTCCAACACCAGTCGAATTTGCTCAAGACCCCGACGTTACAAAGTGGGAAACCGCTTTTAAAAAACATGACCCCGCCTAAAATCAAACCTGTTCAGATCGTAGTCGGCCTAGGCGCTGCTGTAGGCATCATGACAGCCGTGCAGGCCCCTGCATATGCCAGCGGCTCACTTGCCTTCATTGGCGGCCTGTTTGGAGGGGCTGCGATGGCTTCGAACTCGGAGCGCGAGAAGACCCAGAGTCGCGAGCGAGCCACGCGGGTTGCCTCGTGTTTCAGCACTCTGTACGAGAAGAATAATGGGATCATTGACCCGATCGAGCTTTCGTTCTTGTCCAACATTCCTGTACAAGAATCGCACGATTTTCTTTCCACGATTGCCGAGGCCAACGGCGGCCAGAAGATCTCGGTGAAGGATGGGGTGGGCGTTTTGTTTAGCTACCCACACACGGCCAACGCCCTCGATACTCTGTCAAAGAACGCAGCAGCCTGGGCAGAAGCGCAAACTCAACAGCTCCAAGGTGAGCTTCAGCAGCATAAACAAGCGATCCAGCTGATGCAGGCACAACAAGCAGCAGCTAAGATTCAGCAAAACTCAAGCCCTTGGGATTCTTCGGAGCAACTCTGATGGACAACTTTAAAAAAATCTTGACTGAGGATTCGAGGTCTGTGGCTAATTTATACAATGAGCAACGCTACGAACGTTTGTTAGAAAGCGTTGATGAATACCTCGGGTGCGAAGGTGAAGGTTGTGGTTTGAGTTTTTTACTGAAGGATTTAACGAAAGCTTGCATTGATTTAAAACAGTACCACTCGGATCGCTTAGACGACTACAATAGTTTTATTGATTTGATTCAGTAGTTGGGATATACACAGGATATACCTTTAAAGGTTGAAAGAACAGACGATGAGATGTACCGAGTCTCTTTGACTCGCGATGGCATCAGTGCAACGACTTACGTGAGCAGTATGCACTTAGTATAAGACAAAAAGAGACAGCTTCTCCTCGCCATTGAGAGAGAAGCCGCTCGTTCATATGCCGGATAGGCTTGAATTAGGCCTACCCCAGGAACTTTTTAATCTAACGCAAATATTTCCAACCTGCGAGAGATTTGTCTTCGGATTCTGACAAAGCTTCGGAGATAACAGGAAGTTGTTCAACGAGTACGCGCCCGATCGCCAGCGCAATTTGACGATGCTCTAGCTGAGTATCTGGTTGTCCACGCAGGCCGACATAGTGGACAAAGCTCCTGATCGTCCCCTGCATATGTAGACGTGTTGGCGTGTATAGTGGCAAAATATTTCGTGCACACTCCCGTGCCACGCCTGCGTCAAGCATGTCCTCATATAATTTTTTTGTGATGTCATTTAGATCATAAATTCTCTTTCTAAATCCTTCGAGCAGTTCATATTGAAGCTCCATTGTCGAGCTCTGACGATTCTTTTCGGCCTGCTGCCGAAGAGAAAACTCGTGCGGTCGTACGTGAGAGTCTTGAAAGATTTCCCAGGGGTTTGTATACCTTTGTGACAATTCCTGAAAACTAAACGAGCGGTGACGTAATATCTGCGGACTGATCGCCCTCGTAGTCACAATTTCAAACGAAGCCGCTGCCTGCTCTAAAATCGACCAGTGACCGTGGTGAATACAATACGTTATAAGCTTTTTGTACTCTTCTCGATCGGGATTTGTTGTAGACACGCGAGCATGTCGAGCTATGACACGCTCGGCGTCAGGCGTGATCCAATCTAACTCAGCTGTATGCACTAACTGCGGGGGAAAGTCTGCTGGTATCTTAGTCGTGCAGTCAACTCTTTAGGGTTCGAAACCAAGCGGCCAACCTCGTCAGGGCGCATCCCCATCCTTGCTCCTGCTAACCGAATCGGAAAATCGTTACTTGCCATTGCTCTTCTGCTGCGCAGCCTGCCTCATGAACAAGCTGTCGGGCATTTCATAATTCTGGATCGCCATCTTTGCTGCAGCGTCCTGGACGTTGTAGAAATTTTGTTGTGGTAGCACTGTCATCATTTGCATCTGAGCCCGCATATCTGGATTCATCGTATTTTGTTCCTTTACAAGATACTCAGCCTTATTTAGATCCGCAGGGCGCATGGGCATCACTAAAGGATCCCGATGGTTGTAACCCGCAGGACCTGTAATCTGTTGCGAGGGCATTATATTTCCCTCTTGGTAGTTAGTCGGTCCCACAGCGGGCCTAGCGTACTCGCCGTGATCCACCTGGTACTGGGAGTACACTCGGTTAATATCATCAAGACCAGTAGAGCGCCGAACCTCGATGTTCGCGGGCGTGTTTGCGTACTCGCTAGCACTCATGGCGCCGAGACCACCAAGGGGCTTCAGCTTTTGAGCCGGGCCTAAGCCACCTGGGCGCTGGAGAAAGTTTTGATTTTCCATAATTACAGTTTAACTTCTTTTTGGTTGCTTTTCGCGATTGGTCTTTTTGTCGACCACGCGGAGGTTTTCAGAGCTGTTGTCCTCAGCGTTGTAGTTCTTATGGTCAACTTCCTTGCCGTCGCCTTTGCGAACCCGGCCAGACTTTTCTAGGTGTCTGCGAGCTTTGTTCCGCGCAGCTCGACGCTTTTTCTGGCGCTCAGTGCCATGGTAATCATCGTATTCACTACGATAATCTCTATTTCTTTGCGCCATATCTATAAACTATTTCTTACTATTTTAAACCCCAAAGCACGTCTTCAATAGAAAGACCCAATTGAGACACTTGGGCACGAGCAGCCTTCGCTACATCGGCTTTGAATCGGTCCCACAATCCCGTATAAAGACCATCAGATTTTCCGTAATGCCTATATAGGTACTCAATAAAATCAGCTTTTGCTTGCTCGTCGTCGCAGTTCCAATCCTTCAAATACTCAGTGTCCATCAGCGATTTCGCAGCGTGCTACCCAGAATATCCGAGTAAGCGGCCAAAAGCAACGTTTCTCTATACGCCTGGTTTCGAGCCATCTCGCGACTCGCCACCTCACCCACGATGGGAGCATCAGGGTCGTCGAGCAAATTGAACGTGTGCTGCAGTGCGCGAGTGTCCGCGCATTTAGCGACATTCAGCCACTGCTCTCTAGTCATGGTAAAATTTTTTGAAAAATGTGCCTCAGCGAGCTGCAACTCCCGAGGCGTGACCAACCTGACCGGAGCAGGCCGATGCCTAAGTCTAGACCATTGCCGCCGCTTGAGCGGTTGAACCAGCTGTTAAAAGTTGTTGAGATTCCAGAGAATAAGCTTGGCGAGTGGTCGGGGTTGGTTTGGAAGGTGAACAGGAGAGGGCCTGCTCGGGCTGGGAGTGTGGCGGGGCACTTACAGCAGGCTTCGTGTAGTCAAAAGCGTAAGGACTGGACGGTGGGGGTGGATGGGGTTCTGTACTATGCGTCACGTGTTATATATTACATGACAACAGGTGAAGATCCTGGTAAAGCACAGGTAGATCACATCGATCAGAACTGGTTGAATAATAATTTATGGAACTTGAGGTTGGATATCGATGGTAACGTTCAAAAAGTTAATATACCGAAGCGCAGAGACAACACCAGCGGCGTTGTGGGGGTGTGCTGGGATAAGTTGACTGGGAAGTGGAAGGCGCAGGTGCAGGAAAATGGGAAGCGAAAATACCTTGGACATTACAACTGCAAAGTCGAAGCCGCGCGTGTAGTCAACGACAAGTGGATCGAGATGGGATGGGATAAAAAAGGTCGTGAGTTGAATGATCTTGAGAGTATTGAATGTAGTTGTAAATGTTGTGTGCGCGCCCCTCGTGGTTCATACTCAAGCCTTACCATTTAGTACTGAGCATAGCCCACCCAGTTCCTGGCCCCTCAACCATCCACCTTGGCTCAAGGTTTTTCTTTGAGTACTGGACGTACTTGCCGTAGGTCTTAGGGTACCCGCCACCAACAACATCGAGTTCTCCCCATGGGTCATGTATCCATAATCGTTCCCCATCTGCACTAATACCGACGCAGAGCACCCAATGGCCTCCTCCTGTCGGGGCGCTGACTGTACCTTGATGAAGAATGCCCAAGGGTACAGGGCAGCCAACGTCAAGCAACTCTTCGACGTCACTCCAATTGCAATTCTGGCGAAACTCCGCTTCGATCCCGTACCGCTCCAGCGCAGCCAGTTGCGTCCACGATTCGGTCGTATCACCGATCGAGAAAACGGTTTTGACATAATCGTCATCGCCTTTGATCGCTCCTGGTTTTAACGCAGAAACGAGCATAGCGCAAGTACTGCTAAAACAAGTCCGATCAGCATCACGATAATTATCGCGCTGTGAGTAGTACGGAACTTCTAATTTAATTTCACTAGATTTGTTATAAGTATGTGCATCATCAGGCACATCATTTATGATTTTCCAATGATCCGGCCAGATATACCAAATTTTTTGGTCGGCCAGTAGCTTGACAGCTTGATGCCGCTGCCCAGCGTACATCGTCAGCTCCGACCACTCCCACGCGGAGCCCTTAGGCACAAACAGTTTTTCGTCAGGCGCGAGCAGGGTTGAATCAGCCATACGCTTCTTCAGCCAGGTGTCCTGCTTTGCGAGGATAGACTTGCTCAAGAGTGGATGTTTGACTTTCGCCAAGAATAATCGTTTTTCCTCTTCACGTCGACGTAAAAGACCTGGAATGGCCTCGCCATCCGCTCCCTTTACCCAGCGCTTAAATTCTTCTGCAATAACTTTGCGGTCTGTGCCCTCATTCAGCAATCTTAAAAGTGTTGAATTAATGAAAGCGGTCGTGCCGATGTTGTAAGTAAAACTTACAAGTGCGTCGTATTCATTTTGATTA